AGGTTCTTCATATACGGAGGACTTTTCCTTTTCCGTACCTGGAAGAAAACCTATATCCCTTGTTGGTACAGCACTTCGAATAATTACTAGCTTTTGAAAATCTCCTTTTGCCATATCATCGAATGCTAGGTAAGATGATATGAATGTTTTTCCTGTTCCTGCAAGTCCATGCAATACTAAGTGGTTTGTTGTCTCAAATGCTTTAAGTTGGTTACGTGTTAAAGGTTCTATCTCTCGCAGTTCAAAATTTACTCCTGCAAGAGTTCTTCTCTTTTTAGCCATATTTATACTTTTCTTATAGTGTCTTTGAGTTTCATCTCTGAATACTCGTACAACATCCAAGGGATACCCCTACGATGCAAAATTCCCGCCCATTGAAGATCATTCATAGGAGGGCGAGGTATCTTAAAAGGGAGATTAAGCCCTTTCACCCATAAAACAGAAGCTCTTTCTTTCTGTTCTATTTTACGAATTTTATAATATTTTAAGGAAAAATTTTCTGTTTTTTCATAAATAAAAGGCTCTCCTTTACTATCTACAAAAGTTTTTTTCTTTTGTTTAATAATACCTAAGAGACTCCCTAGCGAAAGTTTTAAAGGATATAAGTCTCTAAAAGGAGTTTGTAGCCTTCTTCTTCCTAAGGTGTCTCCTGACATATTTTTATCGTCCAGTAATCTATTTTCAACAAACAGTAGGCCGTCTTCTTCGTGCCAATTTGAAGACTCTAATATATATACAGGAAAAGTTACCTTATTAATTTTTTTATATGTAATTACCATACATTTTCTCGAATTTACCACCAGAATAGTCTTCATGGATAATTTCAAAGTCACAACCGACAGGAGTACCTGGAATAGATACGCCTCTATCCATTTGCACATAGGATGCAAGTTTTTCCATATACTCGTCTACTTCTTCATCTGGCACTTCTGCCAAAATCGAGTCATGTACTAATGCAAAGATACGAGCTTTTTTATTGTTAGCTTTAATCCAAGCATTCATGTCTATAGCACCTAATAAGTTAATATCAGAAGCAGCAGACTGCACTAGAAAGTTAAGACCAGACCTAACACTACTAGCTGCAATACCTCTATCTGTTGATGCAACATTTGGTAATCTCCTTTTTCTACCGAAGTAGCTGTAAATAAATCCATTCTGTTGGATGTATTTTTGGTTATCTTCAATCCACGACTTCAACCCCATGAACTCTTTAAAGTAGTCGTCAATAACCTCTTGTGCTTCTTGCCTGCTGAAATAGGTTCCTGAGTCTTTTGTAACTTGTTCACTAATCTTATTTGCACCTGCTCCATACATAATACCAAAGGTTACAGCTTTTGCTGCTTGTCTCCGCATACTGTATAGCTCTGCTACTTCACCTACTTCACAAGGTAGTTTAAATACTTTGTGTGCAATCGCGGAGTGAAAGTTACCTCCTGAACGAAATACGTCCATAAGTGCTTTGTCTTTTGCAAGGACTGCTGCAACATACACTTCGGCAGTTGTTAAGTCCATTGCAACGATTTTGTGTCCAGGTGCTGCTTTAATACAACCTTTTACAATAGGGTTATCCCTAGGAAGTTGTTGCATATTGAGTTTGCCAGAAGAACTAAGCCTGCCGCTAGTAGTACTGTGGAGGTTAAAACCTGTACGTAGTCTACTATCTCGATCCAACTGTGGTAAGATTTTGTCCAGATAAGTATTTTTAATCTTGGACTTTTGTCTGATTTGGAGAATGAGTTCTGGGATATGCGATTGTTTTGTAAGTTCTCCAAGAACCTCCGCGTCTGTACTATGTGCTCCAGTGCCTGTTTTCTTACCAGTTGGAGTAAGACCCACGAAGTCAAACAGCAAATTACGAAGTTGCACAGTAGAATTAGGATTAAAGTCTTTTCCATTTATTTCTTCAAATTTACGAATGGCAGGGTCTTTATACATTTCTGCTACAGCTTCATCTATCTGTTCTTGCATAAGAGACTGAGACTTTACTAAACGCAGTTTGTCGAAAGGCACACCATTGTCTTGAACGTCAGTCAAAAACCGGCATCCGGGAATTAATATGTTATCGTATACCTTAGCTAAACGCTTGTTCTGTTTAATCTTTACGAACTTCTCGTAAAGAAGAAACGTACACGCAGCGTCCATGCCCGCATATAATTTCATAATGTCAAAGGGAATATCTCCCCAGTTAAAATCACCTTTAAGAATACCATGCTGTTTACGATAGTTATCTATCCAATCGTACATGGGTTTCTCGTAATCTCCGTAGATTGTATACTTCATAGATAACTGTTTGAGTCCGTGAGTACCGGGATTCTCATCAATCAAATAGTGCAATAACATTGTATCTTCAAAACTAGGAAACTTAAAATTAAAGTGGTACTCAAAGAATGCCATGTCAAACTTTGCATTATGAAATACTACTGTTTTTTCGTTAAACAACTGTTGCAGCAGTGACTCTGTTTCTTCATCGAAACATTCCGTATCTATATAAGCTCCTCGATCAGCCTCATAGCTAAGACTAATACCAAGCATGTGCCCATCGCGTGGATATAATCCGGTTGTCTCCGAGTCAAGAGCAACATAAGGCAGAGGGGCAGAAATTGCAGCACGAATAAAGTCATTTGCTTCCTTCGTATCTTGTATACCCCAAGCATTGTACTCTGTAATTACTGTGTCTTGTTTATCACCAGTAATATACTCTGTAATACTTTGCTTTGAGTCATCCCATGTGCGCTGAGCTTCCGGCTTAAACGCTAACATAGCAGGGTTAATTACAGGCAAGAACTTTTCCTCTACTTTCTTGCCTGAGTATTCTGTTACCGAATTAATCGGTGTAAAGTATTTCAAAGCATCACTACCGACGAGAATAACCCAGTCGTAGTCGTCTGTATTGATTTCGATATCACAGTCTCGCTTTAGTACTTTCTTAATGTTTGGGTCGGAGCAGAGCTGAAATTGATCAAACTCGAACTCATCGAACTCTTTTTTAAAATTTGTTCTACTTGGTTTAGTTTCTACTAATGCAACTTTAGGCATATATTTTACTCTTTAGTGTTTGTACTGATTTTAGGGGTAGAGCTCCAGGATCTGTGTCCTTAAGTGCTACATTTTTACTTGACAGACCTACTCTATCTGCCATCTCTTTTACTTCTTTAGCGGCAGTCTGTCCTGCATCGTCTCCATCGAAGAAAACTACTACTTCTTCTACACCTTGTATAGAGAGCATACGTAACTTATCTTCGTTAATACTTTTTGTACCAAAACAACAAATTGCGTTGGTTAGTCCTTTATCATGAAGGTTTATCATATCAAATATACCCTCTACTAGAATAACAGAACCTTGTATCGGCTCTACTACAGGGAATAACGGTAGCTTAGACCCCGCAGGGGAAAATTTATACTTAGGTAGTCCTCCAGTGGTATGACGTCCTTGAAAGGCTACTATACGATCTGATATATCTCTTATAGGAAATACTATTCTTCCAATATAATCAGGATCATGGTGTTGAAAAGCTTCAAAATTTTTATATGTTTCTGGTTTAATATTTCTCCAGTTACCTTGATAAAAAATAGCGTTTCGGGGAAAAGACAAACCTACACTTTCAGACCTTTTCTCTCTAATATTTTTTTTGAGTAATTCTCGTCTTACTTGTAAGTGGTTTGCCTTTTCCCCGAAATGACTGAAAATGTTTCCCTTAAAACCACAAGAGAAACACTGAAATATTCCTGTTATACGATCAATACGCATACTAGGGTTGCGGTCGGGGTGTTCAGGGTTTAGACAACTAACTAAGCAGTCACCTCCCTTTGGCATAAAATATACTTGTTTAGAAGTTAATAGTTCTTCTACTGTCACCGACCAATATCCTTAATATCTGTATTGTTTATAACTTGATATGCACCTTTATTATACGCAGGAGCAATCGTAAAATTTTTAGATTCTTTTATTTTGTAAGAGTTGTCTGGGGCAGAAGTATAAGTACTCTTTGCTTTTGCAGAAGGGTAGTAAGGAGTCTCTCGTCTATAGGATGCCCTTGTCTCTAGCTCTTTGAACTCGGGTGTATACTGTTTTGCTTTGGGCAAAGGCTTACGCTTCCTACCAGAAGTGGTATGTCGTAAACTGCCAAATGTAATTGCCATATGCTTTTTTCCTTTAAAGTATCCGTATATTATACGCAAAAGAAGCTAAAATGTCAAGAAATATTTTTAAAGATCATTAATTTCTTCGCCGGTTTTATGCGAAGAATCTTCTCTTTCTTTAGGAGTCATGGCAGACTCAGGGCCAATTTTTAGGCTGTCCCAATCTACTGTGGAAGTGAAAGACTTCATGGAGGCTGATCGCATTTTTACACAGTTTAGTGTAATACACGCGTCTTCGTGATCCCAGGTTTCTAGTGAATATGCAGCATCTGCAGCATCGAGAATACCTTTAGCGAATCTAGCTTCACCACTTGCGTCTGTTTGATAGGGCGAAAATACCGTACAATCATATTCTTGTGCCATAGACTTCAAAGCCTTACTTACTTCTATCTGCTCTGTCCAATCATATTGTCCTCCGCGAGACGGTAGACTCGACCGCTTTACCTGATTAATATAATCTACAATAATAACACCAACATTCAAGGGCTTAACTTTTTTGTCAAGCTCTGCACGAATCTTGGAAAGAGTAAGTGCAGGGTCATACACTACGTCCAGCTGTTGAGTCGGGAGTAGCTCATGCTGACTTTTAAGTGATGTATGCAATTTATCAAAGTTACGGTGTAGAGTATACTCCTTCAAACGGTCTTGTCCATCAACATAACGAGCTGCCCACCAGTTTGCTACTTTTTCCCACTCGGTAATACTCAGATTTTGAGTACGCAAACGAGCAAAAGGAACTTCAGTAGCGATGGAACAGCACCTTTGTAGTATAGACCGGCTATCCATTTCAATAGTGAAATACATAGCCGACTTACCACTGGCATATACTGCATTAGCAATATTTGCACAGATGACAGATTTACCAGCACCTCGGCGACCACCAACCATAACAAGATCTCGGGGGGAGAACTGTATTTCGTAGTCATACTCTTCATTGAGTCCGAGTTTCATGTACTTAGCTAAATCTTCTTCTGGCTCAAACAGTTCAATACGTTGCATACTTTCCTGCGGGTCTTCAAGATCAACTTTATCTTCAACGTCTAGGACGATCTGATGTAAGTGGTTTACAGAATCCTGTGCGCTTTCAAACGCAACAGAGTTCTCAACATAATCTTCTAGTGAGTCCAGAATTTCTTTTTGAGCATATTCGTTCTTCAGGTACTCTAAAAGCATGTATGGATCTGCATCCACTTCTACGCCTTCAATAGCGTATAACTTTTCACGAGTACCTGAGTCCCGAATCTCAAACTTCAGGTCTTCAATCGTGGGCATTTTATGAAAATCTTCACAATGTTTATCAATAATCTTATAAAGACTATGATACTCACTGGGTAGATAATGCCTATGCGTAACACTCCAAGTCTGAAAGTCTTGGAGCGCGAGCACTTGCTTTATCAACGCACTTGCGATGTTCAAAAAATTTCCCCCGAAATTAAAGATTTAGACAGACCCCGTAGAGTCTGTCTTTTAAAAACTAATAAAGATTAAGCAGATGCTTTTTCTTTCTTAGCAGCGCCATCATAGTCGGCAGCAACAAGGCCCCGACGAGTTAGCATAGTTTTAACACCACGAGCAGTTTTGCCTATAGTTTCAGCGATGTCTTCTACAGTCATTTCAGAAATATCACCAAGATCTGCTAAAGGATCTTCTTTAGCTGAACCTTTAGTGTGTTCCTGACGTGGGATAGCATCAATATCCCCAGAACGAAGCAGACTAAGAGCCTTACCACGTACAGAGTTTACAGAGCGATCAAGTGCATCAGCGATAGCTTCTACGAAAGCGCCGTCTTGTACCATAGATACAAAAGTTTCTTCCTCTTCTACAGAGTAAGTTCTAACGGTTTCTACTTTAGGAGCAGGCTTAACGTGTCCGGTTAGTTCCATGGATAGGATCTTACCTTGAATTGATTTAGCAGAAAAAGCTGCGCCATCAAAGTGTTCAGCGATTTGAGCGTAAGTATACTCACCGCTGTTGTCCTGTACGAAAGAAGACAAAGTGTCCTCTTGTTCAGGAGAGAAAGTTCTAACAGAAGATGCTGATGCAAGTTCTACGTCAAAACCCATTTTTCGCAGTTTACTAGAAACTGATCGAGTTGAAGTCTCGAGCTGAGCCGCTGCCTCTGCAACAGTTGCTTGAGAGATAGGTGCTTCATCACCAACAAAGTTGGTTAGTTCAGCAGTACGTTCTTCAGTCCATTTTGGCAATGCCATATATTATTCTCCGATTAAATCTAATAGATTTTCAATTATTGTTATGCCAGAATTTCTGGCTTGATTTGTTTTAGCGGACTCTATACCGCTTTCATTTACTAGTATCGTAACATCTTTAGTCAAGCTTGATTTTACAATATATCCTTTATCCAACAAGGCAGCAGTAGCCAATGCTTTAGTTTTATAACTTTTAAGTTTACCACTAATACAAACTGTACCTATTGTCTCTACAAGAGAGACTTTTTCAAACTTGAAATCAAAAGGTAAGCAGCCATCATAAAAACTATAGAAATCTTTATGTAACCACTTTAATAAGTTTTCAGTTGCCTTTGGACCTAGTCCCGCTGCTTTACAGTTACTCTCATTTATTTCAGTAATATCAGTAATTATTTTAGAGAGTTTATCACTAGCAGTTTTTCCGATTAAAGGTATGCTGAATGCAGCTAAAACCGTATTAAAAGGTGCGGCTTCCGAATTTTTAATTTCTGCATATAACTTTTTAGCCAACTTCTCGGAGGACAACCCTTCAGAAATATCTTCTTCTGTAAGAGAGTAGATCTCATCGATATCTGTCAAGCCAAGTTTATTGATAGCACTAGGACCTAACCCTTTTATTTTAAGGGTTTTAGCAAAGTGTTCAATTTTCTTTTGCTTTTGAGAGACACATGAGTTACTTCTACAGTAAAGAAGATCATTTGACCACTCAAGTAACGAACCACAGCTGGGGCAGTGGGTGGGGGCTTGAATAGTTTGCACTAAAGGATTCTCCGTGAAATTGAAAGTATATTATACGAGATTTTAAGGTTTCTGTCAAGAACTATTTTTTAATAGGTGCACTTAGGTTACACGTCGTAAAATTCGAGGTATAACCTCACCACTACGAATAACTTCTACATTACAGCCTATTTCAAGATCAAGACTGCGTATATAATCTATATTATGTAGAGTAGCTC